AGGTGCGCGAGGGCCTCTTCCTGATAGTCGTGTGGTTTGAAGGTCATTTTAACATCTGCTGAAGCGCCAGTGCCTGACACTGGGCGTAGGTGAGCTTCGGTGCGCGTTGCCATATTGCTTCGGCGCGGGTCTCAACTTCGTCGGCTATGGCGTATGCCATGGCTTTGAGTTCTGCTTGTGTGCGTTTCTTGGTCATTGTATTGTACTCCTTCGTTGCTGATGCCCCTTAGTGGCATATGCAACGTCAGGTTGCAACCCCCTTCTGCACTTTTTTCACTATTTCGTCGATTTCTTCTATCGACCGGGCGATGAACACCGGAAAACCGTCGTTTCTCATGCGCTCGATCTCCCGCTGCTGGTGCCCGCTGACGCGGTCGCCATCGGCTTTGATCTCGATGAAGGCCGCCTTGGGCCACGTCCACCACACAAAGCAGTCTGGGCAACCCCTGCGGCCCTCCCAGCGCACCTTGCGGTACTGACCGCCGCTCTTCTGCACGACGTGCTTGAGATGGTCCTGAAGGCGTCCTGCGGGCGTCATTCTTTGCGATACCGCTTGGTCTCAAAGCCCGCAGCCGATAGGGGCAGGCCGCCAGACCAACTGGGATTGGTGGACATGAGCTCGGCCAGACCGTCGCTGGTGTAGGTTGGGTTGTCCGGCGTCTCGCAGACCAGCTCGTCGTGGACGCGGATGCAGACGTCGAAGCCGTCGACTTCGGCGCGCAGCATGCCGGACATGAAGACGTCGCGGGCGATGGCCTGCACTGCGTTCTCCGTCAGCTTGCCGCCGTAGGTGTCGAGGCGCTCCCACTTGCGGGTGTACTGGTTCATGCCCTCATGCGTGATTTTGCCGCTCTCCGACACCTCTGGGCTCGGATAGCACAAGTACCGACCGCTCGGCAGCCGCATGCGCAGCCACGCGATGCCCTGCGTGTCCGCCTTGACGTCGAACGTGATTAGGTCGCGCACGCCGAAGCTCTCGCCCAGATTGTTGATTGCCTCACGCGCGGCGGCCTCCATGTCGTACCACAGGCTGCGCGTGCGCGGGTGCGCCTTGCGCCATGCCGTGACAATCTCCTGTATGGCCTCGTCGGTCATCGCGTCAAAGACTGCGCCGCCCATCTTACGATAGGCCCCGACGCCGCCCTGATAGCCCCCAGCGAGCTCAGGCACCTTGCCCTGAAGCTGCCGCTCGGTCTTTGTGATGTCGCCCGGATCTTTGCCGAGGATGCGTCCGGCGGTCACCTTGTACAGATCGTGCCCGTCGCCGCTGTCATAGGCTTTGAAGGCCTTAATTTTCCAGTCCTCGCCCGCCAGCCACGCCAGCACGCGCCCTTCGATGTTCGACAAATCGGCGATGACCAGCTTCTTGCCCGGAGACGCGATCAACGCGCCGCGCACGCCGAAGGCGCAACGCTCGCTGATGTTGTCCCAGATGAGATCTTCGCAGTCTGCCTTAAACGCCGCGACCGTCGTCTCTTGCACGACGTCATCGAACCAGTCAGGCGAGCGGGGCAGGTTTTGCGGCTGGAACAGACGCCCCGCATCGCGCCCTGTGCGCGCCGCGCCGCAGAACTGGATCAGGCCGCGCAGGCGACCGTCGCGTGACGTGCCGTTGAGCAGCACAGTGTATTTGGCGGGTGAAGTCGCGGCGGCCTGCTGGCGGATCTCCAACAACTCGCGCACCTGCGGATCGAGATCCCCGTCGAGCAAGTTGCTGAGGGTGCCACCCGTCAGATCTTCAGGCTCGAAGTTGAGCTTGTCCTTGAAATGGTCGAGCAGCCGCTGCCGTTGCGTGGCCGAGGTGACGTTGCCGCCAGTCAGATGGGTTGCACGAGCGGCCAGAGCTCTTGAAGTTCGGTCAAAAGCTCGGAGAGCGGATCGGGCGAAGTCGAGGTCAACGGCGATGCCACGGTCATTAATTCTTTGGTCTGTGAGCCATAGGTTGCGCTCATAGCTAGTATCGTTCCAATGCGGCAGGCGTCCATGTACGTCGCGCATCGCGTCCACATCAAGTCGGGCGTATTCGATGAAGGCTGTCCACTCATTGGGGTGCGTCTCCCGTGTTGCTCGCCGCAATTTCCAGTTCTTGGGACACGGCTTGGTGAATAGATGTATAAGCTTTTTACCTGCTTTGTCTTTAGCTTTGTCAGTCGGCACGTTCAGGACGTCGCAGAGCTGGCCCAGAGAGCCCGGCAGGCTGTGCTGTAGGGCCAGCACCATCGTGTCGATGATCTTCTCGACAGGGATATGCACGCCCTGCTCACGCAGCACGGTGCGGTCAAAGTTGCTGTTGTGGATGACGACGCTGTCGGCGCTGTCGATCAGCTCCTGTAACACCTCACGCCAGTTCGGCATGTCCTGCGTGTCCCAGACGTCCACAGGCGCGTTGTCGGCGGCCACCGCGACGAGCATCACCTCTGCCTCTTCGGCATAGCGGTACGCCCCGTGCCGGATGTTGACGGCGCAGAAGGTTTCCAGATCGAGATATAGGATGCTCATACCAAATCCCATCCTTCAAGCGCGGGGGCGCTGTTGTAACTTTCAATCCGCTCCGTAAGGATGACGGCCCGTGTCTCCTTACTCTTGGGTTGGTACGTGCCTTTCCATGCGCTGTCGATGCCGATGTTACGGGCCACATTAGTGCTGTCCGCACTGGATAGAGGCAACTTTGAAAAGATGGCTGGGTTCAACATACGCAGCCCGTGTAACTTGCAAATGGGTCTGCCCGACGGATTGCAAATAGCCCCAACAGCCTTTGTAGCCCTTTCCAAAAACTTCTTAGGACGGCTCACGTCGTATTCCCCACTTGATCCTATGCAGACGCGCGGCCACGCAAGAGCCAACCGATGTAAGCGTTCTATGCTTTCGTTGATGTGCCACACAACCGCCGCCTGATGACGGGGAAACGGCCATTCATCGGCGAGCTGGTCGTTTTCTTCCTCGGTGCCTTCGATAACGTCAGGAACAACAGCCCAGTCAAAACCGGGGTGCGTTCGCCACATATCGACCCACTCGTAATATTCGCACCAGCGAACGCCATGCCCTTGCTTCCAAAAGGTGAAAGCCCCGTTGTCCAACGCAAATGACTGCGTGATTTCAGCGGCCAAGTTCATCTGCCGCGTTTCCGCAAACGACACAAAAGCATGACGCGCGGCCCAGACCTTGATCGCGCAAGTGTCGGGCGTTATCGGGCCGCCGTGATAGTGGATCATGCGTACACCACTGCGTAGATGCGCTCCAACGGGCGGCTCACTTCCACCTTAACGCAACCAAGACTAACGAGAATGCGTTTCCCCAACGCCTCGCCCCAAGCGATTTCATCGCCCAGAACCTGATGATCGAACAGCTTCAAATGCTCGACAAGTTCCTGTTGCAAGCCAACGGCGCAGCGACCCTCATCAAACCATGCAGTGATTTCCCACGTATGGCCGTGCAACGCGCCTTCGCGGTCCCGATGCGCGGCGCTCATCACCGCGCCGACGCCTGTTAATGTTTTGGGGGGCATGCTGATAACTCCTTCTTTCAGGTGAGCCGCGCGCTTCGGTTATCAGCAACGCAGGAGCAACCCGCACCCGCGCGCGGCTCGCCAGAAAGAAGGTACGCCCGCCGACGATACATGAGGAGAGCGGGCGTACCATGACTATAGACCTAAAGTAGGTCTAAGCCAATAGCCGAGGCATAGGTATCGAGTATCGCGAAATGTTCGTCCCTATCTTCCTTCGACATCTTGCGAATGCGCACGATCTCACGGAGGATTTTCGGCACATATCCACGGGCCTTAGCCTCAGTGTACACGTCCCTGATGTCTTCCGCGATGCCCTTCTTCTCCTCTTCGAGACGCTCGATGCGCTCGATTAAAAGACGGAGCGGATCGCCCGCACTATTGTGTCCTACCTCGCTCACAGGATGTCGTCCGCGTCGGCCTTAGCCTTCGCCAGACCAGCGAACTCGTCCGCCGATGCTGGAGCGGAACCGCCACCGAAGTTCTCACCTTCGCCGGTCAGCATGACGCCGCGAAGCGAGCAGTTGATGCGACGTCCCCACTTGTTGTCCTGCGCCCAGATCTCGACCGAAGCGTTGACCAGCGCGCCGCTGAACGCCTTGGCTTCAATCTCGCTCTTGCCGCTCAGCTCTTCACCGTACTGATTGAACACGGTGGGCTGGGTCTTGGCGTTGCGGGCAGACAGATAGTGCATGCCGTCAAAGCCCTGATAGGCTTCGCCTGTCTTCTTCGAGCGGTAAACCTTCTTGGTGAAGGCAAGCTTGCCATCCTCGGCCAGCATTGACAAAACGCTGTCGGCCTTGTCCTTCCAAGCTTCCTGAGCTTCGGCCAGCATAGCAGCCTCGATGGCCTTCTGCTGTTCGCTATTTGGCTTGATCGGGAACTTGGCACCATAGGCAGGTTCGCCTTCGCCAAATGCCTGCGGTTCGGCCAGAGCCGGAAACGCCAGTGTGATGCCTTTAAGCATAATACGTGTAGCCATTATCAATTATCCACTTCTTCAGTTTGCAGTTTTAATGAGATCGCTGAAATCATCAGCGACCGATTGAACGGTCA